CGCGGTAGCTGGTATCGCGGGGCTTCATGGCTTAGCGCAACGCAGCTCTTGAAAGGATGAAAGATGGCGTTTGAACCGAAAGGCAACACCCGCTCGATTTGGGCCAACGACAAGAAGCAAGCCGACAACCATCCAGACCGCACCGGCAGCGCACTGATTGGCGGTCGCGAATATTGGCTCAATGGATGGCTGAAGAAGACCAAGGACGGCAAATCGTATCTCAGCCTGAGCTTCAGGCCGAAGGATCGCGCCAGCAAGCCGGCGCCGAGGACGCGCGACGTGGAATTCTTTCCGTGAGCAGACTGTTTCAGCCCGGACACAGCATTCGTGGCGGCCGCCCAGCGGGTGCCCGCAACAAACTCCACGTCGGGTTTCTCGCTGACCTTCAGCGTGAGTGGGAAGAGCACGGGGCTGCCGTCGTCAAGATATTGCGCACGCGCCACCCCGTTGAATTTGCCCGCTTGATTGCCGGCACCCTGCCGAAGGAATTCGTGGTCGAGAGCACGCTTGCTGACATCGGCGACGACGAGCTTGACGCGGTGATCGAGCGTATGCGCGCGCAGCTGCGGGCAGAGGGAAAGCAACCGATCCTGATTGAAGGAAAGACGATTGAGCATGAGGCCACAAGAACTCCCGCCGGAGAAGATGGCGGCAATGCTGGCGAGAGCGGAAGCCGAACGCGAGCAGAGAAGGGCGCAGAATAGGCTCGCGGCATACAAGCCCTACCCGAAGCAATCAGCCTTCCACGAAGCCGGAGCCACGCATCGCGAGCGGTTGCTCATCGCCGCCAACCAATCGGGCAAGAGCCTTGCCGGCGGCATGGAAACCGCCATGCATGCGACAGGACGCTATTTAGATGGATGGAAGGGCAAGCGCTTCGACAAGCCGACCATCGGTTGGGGCGCCGGCACCACTAACGAGACGACGCGCGACACCGTGCAGCGGATTCTGGTCGGACGATCAGGGCAGCACGGGACTGGCAGCATTCCGAAGGACGCAATTCTGGAACTGGTTCCAGCTCGCGGCACGCCTGATCTACTCGATAGCATCAAGGTCCGGCATACGTCCGGTGGCGTATCTGCCATCGGCCTGAAGTCGTATCAGCGCGGGCGTGAGAGCTTCCAGGGGGAGACGCTGGACTATCTATGGTTCGATGAGGAACCGCCCGCCGATATCTACACCGAAGGGCTGACGCGCACGAACGTGTCGCAAGGTCCGGTATGGGTAACGTTCACGCCATTGCTCGGAATGTCCGAGGTCGTGCGCCGCTTCCTGCTTGAGCCGTCCCCCGATCGCAGTGTCACGACGATGACGCTCGATGACGTTGACCATTACAGCGTGGAGGAAAAGGCCAAGATCGCCGCCTCTTACGCGGCTCATGAGCGCGAGGCGCGCACCAAGGGCGTTCCAGCGCTGGGCTCGGGTCGCATCTTCCCCGTTGCCGATGAGATGCTGGCGATCGACCAGCGAGACTTCCCCAGCCATTGGCCGCGTATTGGTGGAATGGATTTTGGTTGGGACCATCCGTTCGCGGCTGTCGAATTAGTTTGGGACAGAGACACAGATACCGTTTACGTGAGCAAGTGCTATCGCATCAGAGAAGCAACGCCGGTCATCCATGCTGCGGCGCTGAGGCTATGGGGCAAGGAAATCCCTTGGGCATGGCCGCGTGATGGTCGCCGCGAGACGTTGGAGGGTGCAGGCAAGCCGCTTGCCGAGCAATACAGCAAGCAAGGCCTGGATATGCTCTTCGAGCATGCGCAATTCGAAGACGGTTCGGTGTCGGTTGAGGCTGGCCTGCAAGACATGCTGATTCGGATGGAGTCCGGACGCTTCAAGGTTTTCAAGCATCTGAACGACTGGTTCGACGAGTTCCGGCTCTATCATCGGAAAGACGGCAAGGTCCACAAGGAAGGCGACGACCTGATGTCCGCGACCCGCTATGGCGTGATGATGCTGCGCCATGCGCGCACAGCGGCGGCATACAATCGCTTTCACCAAAAGATCGAGTATCCGAATATCGGGATCATATGACACCCTGCCATGTCGTCACATCGAACCCAAGTCACCCCCGGCCACAATGGAGGATTAACAGATGCCGCATGTTGCGCCGTGGTATCGCCGAGAAGATTACGCCCGCGTCCGAGAGATTATGGATGATGGGGACAGATTGCCCCCCACATTCGATGAATGGGAGAGGGTTGCAAAGGATCACCTAGCAAGGGTCGCTGCCAACGGCATCGAAATCAAGCCGGTTATTCTCGAACCAGAAAAATTTCTGGCCTACTGCAAGGGACAGAATTTTCATGGGCGGGGCAGCAAAGAACGAAGCATGTTTGCCGTTGCCGTGGAATCTGGATTGGTCGACGCTGAGGGACTTTCTTGAGGAGAACGGAAAGACGCTTCGCGATTTGATCTGTGATCTGAAATTCGGACTCCTGGACTGATGAGCGGGTTGGCAGCGCCAAGGATCAAACGTCTCTCTGAAAACGCTAGGCGCCCAGTCCATATTTGCCATGGAAGTTTCGCCGGAATCTCTTGCACCGGTATTTGACGCTGGGCCGGGCCTTTCTTTTACTCTCTGTGCATCATCGGGTTTCGGGTCGCGCCCTCATTTCGTGGGGGCCGCGCAACAAGAAGCCGTCGCAAAGGTCGAGCCGTGATCGGCTCGGCGACTTCGTATTTGACCAGTTCACGAACAGCAGGGATTTCATGACAATGACCAATTTAGAGCCGGTTGCACGCGATAAATGCGAGTACCTCCTAGCCGAATTTCGGGCCGCCGCCCTTCGAGCTCGGTTGTGGCAAGCCGACATCGACGCCGTCGGGCTCGCCCTTAAAGCGGGGCTCATTTCACCCGATCAGGCCGTTGAGCACTTATCCGATTGCGGCCTTTTGCGCCTCTTGGGTCTGCGCGAGGAGCAGGAGACAGCAGGATGAGCTGGGGGGACGAAAACTGGCACATAGCAGCACACGATTATCACGCCGGCCGCAAACATGGTCGGCGCCAAGGGAATAGTCATATGGATTTCGAACGTGAAAAGCTGGCAGCGGAAATTATCCCGCTCGGCAAGCACCGCGAACAATCGGAGGAAATCCGACCGCCGGCATTCAGTGACGATGCGTTGGCGCTGCGCTTTATCGACGAGCATAAGGACACCCTGCGCTACGTCCCCAGTTTGGGAAAGTGGCTCCGATGGGATGGCACGCGTTGGTGTTTCGACGAGAGACTGATCGCGCATGACCAGATGCGAAAGGTCTGCCGCGCAGCTGCCGCCGAATGCAATCAGACCAAGCTTGCCAAGCTGATTGCGAGCAACAAAACCGCCGCAGCAGCAGAGCGCTTCGCGCGCTCCGATCAGCGCATTATCGCCACGGTGGACGAGTTGGACGCCGACCAATGGCTGCTCAATACGCCGGGCAGCACCATTGATCTTCGAACGATGCAGAAATGGTCACATCGACAGGCCGACTTGCTCACCAAGATTACCGGCGTTGCGCCGGATGCATCGTGCCCGACGCCGGTTTGGACTGAATTTCTTACCCGGATCACTGACAACCGGCCCGAGCTCTCAGCCTATCTTCAGCGCATAGCCGGGTATTCGCTGACGGGCGCAACACAAGAGCATGCCCTTTTCTTCCTTTATGGGCTGGGCGCAAACGGGAAGACGACGTTCCTCAATGCCATTACGGCCTGCGTCGGTAATTACCATCGCACCGCCCCAATCGAGACGTTTACGGCGTCATCTGTTGATCGCCACCCCACGGATCTCGCGGGCCTGCGTGGTGCGCGTCTCGTCACCGCTATCGAAACTGAGGAAGGACGCCGTTGGGCTGAGAGCAGGATCAAGTCGCTCACGGGCGGAGACAAGATCTCGGCGCGATTCATGCGCCAGGACTTCTTCGAGTACTCACCGCAGTTCAAGCTCATCATCGCTGGCAATCATAAGCCGGGCCTCAAGTCGGTGGACGAGGCAATCCGGCGGCGTTTCAACCTCATTCCTTTCACCGTCACTATCCCACCCGACGAGCGCGACGAA